CGCGGGGCGTGACGTAGACGCGATTGCCAGCGGCTCGGAACTGCCGCCAGAAGTGGATGTCCGCGTCGATCCGCCCGTCGCCGTACTCGCCGGCAGCGTTTGGTTGATCCTGAAACCACGGCTTCGGCGTTCGCTTGAGAGCCTTAGTCGAGATGAGCGTGCAGCCGAAGTGAGCCGAATCCACCTCCTGCACAGGCTCAGCAAACCAAGACATTGGCAGTTCGGTTGCCCCTCCCTCGGGCGGCTTGTCGAGCGTGCCGGGCAGCGTGAACATCGGGCGACCGTCCTCGCGTTTGACTTGCAGGGGGGCGAGGGCGTCGCACTGAAACGCCATCGCCATCGCTACCAGTTCGCTCACCTCACGCTGCCCCCAGAACGAATCAAAGTCAGTCGTGAGGATGAACTCGGTCGAGTCAACGAACTGCTCCATGCATCGCTGCAAGACTTGCCCCCAGAGGGCTCCCTGCCCGAGCGTGGGCCGGATGCCGAGCGGCATGAGGGCTTGAGCCCAGCCGAAGAGGTTCGCGAGCGGGCCGAATCGCGGGCCGCTCATCACGCACTCAATCCGAACATCGACATCGGTTGTGCCGACCTTGACGATCATGAAGCCCTCAAACAGAGATGGCGGGCACGGCTCATGCCGCACCCGCCATCCACTGTGTCGAGGCTGTCAAGCGATCAGCCGCTGTACTTCGCGAGCACGCCCTTGGCGGAAGCGGTCTCGGGGCCGACCTCGCCCTTGCCGAGCCGAGCCACGATCGTGGTGGCAAGGCTGGTCGCGGGAGTGGCGTCGATCTTCAGATACCGGCCCTTGCCGCGAAGATCGACATCGAGCCGCACGACGCTCGGCTGGGCCGTCACAGCCACGCTCGCGGCGGGAACCGCCACGGTGTAGACCGAGGAGCCCGCCGTGGTCGTGTCGCCCTGCGAGAGCGTCAGCACGTTGAGGATGCTCGCCGAGGTATTCGCCGGGGTCGCCGACACCGCCACGACCACATCGACCGACGCGTAGTCGTAGCCGAGGCGGTCGATGGTCAGGGTCGCCGTTCCGGCGGCCGAGGTCACGGTGGAACCCACGACCGTCTTGGATGCTTCGAGGTAGTTCACGAGTCAGAGTCTCCTAGAGGGTCAGAGGGTTCACGAGGCGAACTTGAGAGCGACGATGGGGCCAGCCTTGGTGGCATCGCCGAGGTCGTGAGCAACCATCGCGACGCGAGCCGTGGCGAACGTCAGAAGCTGGTCGAACTCGATGAACCGGCTGGCGTCGGTCTTCACGCTGATCTCGCGGCGGGTGCCCATCGTGCAAGCCTGCGAGAGATCGCCGAACAGGCAAGCGATCTGATTCGCGGTGCCGGTCAGGCGGCTCTCCAGGGGATGCACAAGCACCACCGGGAAGCCCAGGAAGGACAGGTTCGCACCGCCAGCCACGTCGGCCTGATTGTTGCCGCTCGCAGCCATCATGAGCCGCAGCATCGAGGAACCGTAGCCGGCGGGGCTGATGTACCACTTGGCATTCCGCCGAGCGTACAGGGGCAGCCGAGCGACCACGTTCGTGTAGTCCGAGAGGTCGAGACCGCTCGTGCCACCGCCGAAGGTGTTGTTGCCGGTGTCAGCCGTCACCACGCTCGCGGCGTGCGTGCCGTCGTTGATCGCGACCGCAACGCCCACCGTGCCGTGATAGAGCGACCCGTTGCCGGTTCCGATGAACCCGGAGTTGTCGAAGGCTTCACTGAACGCCTGGGCTGTCTCGACGGCCATTGCGTCACCAAGTGAAATCACAGAGTCTTCCATGAGGCTCATGGGCACCCTGTTGTCCACGCCCCACAGCTTCGCGACGAGTTGCACGTTGTCGAAGGTCACGTCGCTCGTGGTCGGAGCGGCGTTCTCGCCGATCGGGCGAGCCGACAGACCGCCGGTGCGACGAGCGATCAACAGCGTGTCGCTGTTCATCGTCACGTTGCGGGCGTTCGCCGGATAGGCACCGAACTCCTCCACGAGCCGGATGATCTCGGTCGAGAGTTCGTCATTGGTCAGGACGCCGCCGAGCGAGTTGATCCCGCCCGCCTGGGCACGGAAGTTGACGCCGTGATCGTGGCACCACCGCCGGGCTTCGTCATCGTTGAACAAGCTCGCCTTGGCAGCCATGCCAGCACGGTAGGCACGCTCTTCGCTCTTGAAACCGCGAAGGGGACGGCTCGACTTCGGGATCGCGAACACGGGGGCCTTGCGACTCTCCACGGCAGTCTCCTCGACGGTGGCTTCGATCTTCTTGGCGGGAGCGGCACGCTCCAGAACGCTGCGGAGCTCAAGCTCCTTGGCCTGCACGCGGGTCAGGAACTCGATCCGCTCCTTCAACTTGTCGGCCCGAACTTCGAGCGACCGGAGCGAAGCCTCTTGCTCTTCGGTCATCGGCTCAGCGGGAGCCTCACCCTCGGGAGCGTCCTCGGTCATCGCCTCCATCTCGGCGACAACGCCAGCCAACTCTTCGAGCAATGCCTTGATCTTGTCCACGAGGGAGGCTCCTGTAGTCGGGTTCGCGGCAACGCGATCGCGTTCGCCTACCCCGAAACTAGGAGCCACGCCCCGGAACCATGCAGTTAGGCACGCTCGGCAGTAAACAACTTTCGCCGCACTTCAGTGCCGTGCACGATCTGCTTGTCGGTGCAGCCGCACCGCTGGCACCGCAGATAGCGAGTCTGATACTCGCCGCTGCGAACGCTCGACGCGACGGCGTACTTGCCATCGCGGCACCGGGGGCACGAATCACCACTAGCGGCCATGCTGCCTCAGATACTCGCGAATCTCTGCGGCACGCGACCGGGCAAGCGAACGCCTCGCCACCTCGATCTCTTGCTGCTGCCGGTACTGGTCGAACGACCGCTGGGCGACCTTCACATCGGCATCGGGATACGCCGGGAACGTCACCGGCCCGACATCCAGGAGCGAGTCGATCCGCTGGATCGTCCGCACGCTGCGGCCATCCTCGACCGCCCACGAGTCGCCGCCGCTTGGAACGGTGAACGAGAACGACGAGCCCTTCACGATGCCCGCCCGAATGTTGCTCGCGATGTCCCGCCCGTAGGTCGTGTCGGGCACCGGGAACTCATACCGCAGCCCAACCTCATCGACCGTCATCCGCAGCGTGCCGGGGTAGCGGGCGAGGGGGTAGTTCGGGTCGTGGTTCCACAGGGCTCGCGTCTCCAGCGGCTTCCGCCTGCCGCGACGCTCGGCGACCAGCCCGAACGCACCGGGGTCGATCCGCTCCACGAAGTCGCCCAGGTCGAGGGAGAGCACGCCGAACTTCGCTGCGTAGCCAACGACGTATTCGCGTTCGCTGCCGTCATCATCGCTGCGGCTCTCGACCGCGAGCAGCGGCACCGCCGACTCGATCTCGTCAATCGCCAAGGAACGCCGTTCGATGTTGCCCATGATGCTCCTGCCTTCCTCGTCTGCTGCGTTCATTTGTTCAACCAGTTTCCGGCTCCACGCCCAACCGGGCTCCGAGCCCCACAATGCCCATGCGATCCTCGCTGGGGATGGAAAGCCGTCTTCGCCTGGGCTCCAGCCCGTCGTGCCGATGTTCGTCTGATGCCGGTCGAAGAACGCTTTCATCCGGCGAGCCGTGTCGGGCGAGATGTTCGTGCCGTTCGACAGGTCGCGTGCTCGGGCAACGCCGACTGCCGTGCCGCCTCGGCCGTACTCGTCTCGCCACGCGAGCCCCTTCGCTGCTTCCTCCCGCACGCCGCTCGGCGGGCTGAAGTCGATGTGGTCATACTTAGCCACCCTTCCGCCTCCGAGGCTTCCGCTTCGGCTTGCCGTAGGCGTTCTCCTCAACCGGCGGCGGCTCGGGGAGCGGGTCGATCTTCGTGATCGTCGAGACCTTGTGACCGACTTGCGTCTCGGTCGGTCGCCATCCGCCGCTCACTTCTTCGTAGACCGTGATGAGGGCGGCCGGGTCTTCCTCGGTCGCGTCGATCGTGAAGTCGGTGCCGGGGATGTCGAGCGTGCCGTAGTCCATCACATGGTCGATCCGCCCGCGAGCACGCCCGCCCGACGAATCCCACGACACGAAGTCGCCCTCCGCGACGCTGCCGGGGGCAGCACGCTGCGAGGCTTCCTCCACGGCGGGAGCCTCGGGCTCGGGGGCAGGCGGCTCCGCGACCGGCTCGGGTGCGGCAGGCTGCGTGCTCGTGCCCGCGAGGATGCGATCAACCGCAGCCGGGGGGATGCTGGGGAACGATGCGAGAATCAACGCCCCGGCCGCGTCGGTGGTCAGGAGCCCGGCACTGACTTGCGTCAGGATCTCTAGGATGCCGGTGATCTGGGCACCGTTGAGCGAAACGTCGGCGAGTTGCGGTTCATCAGCCTGGGCCGGGGCGGCATCCGCGACCGGCTCGGGAGCCGGGGCGGTCTCGTCCACCACGATCTCTTCGACCACGGTCGCGGGCATCGGCTCGGGAGCAGCCGCCGCCTTATCGAGCGTGGTCATGTTCAACTGCACGAACCTCACATCGCCGCTTTCGACGGGATTCAGATTCTCCAGTGAGCGGATCTCGTTCACGCTCAACACGCCAAGATTCCAGAGCGTGTTGTAGTACGATCCTCGCCCGGCAGCGTCGGCCCGAAGCACGCCGCGAGTGTCGAACTCGGCGAAGTATTCGTCATCGCCTTCAAGCAAGTCGCGAGCGATCGAAGACTCGATGCGACGCAGATACGGCATCAGCCCGTTGGTCAGGAAGTCGAGCGATTGCTGTTCGATATTCGAGAACGACGAACGCGTGAGGTCGCCAACGAGATGCGGCGGCACGCCGAACAAGCGGCACACTTCCTCGACTTGAAACCGGCGAGCCTCAAGGAACTGGCTCTCCTGGTTGTTGCCGCCCAACTCGTTCACCTTCAAGCCGCCTTGCAGCACCGCCGTTCGGTTGCTGCGATCCGCCCCACGGTGAGCCCGCTCCCACTGGTTCCGCGTGTTCTCGGCCGCCTCGGGCGAGAGGATCTGATCGGTCGAGAGGATCACGCCGGGCCGGGCACCATTCCCGAAGAACGTCGCCCCGTGGATCTCGCACGCCCGAGCCAGCCCAATCGCATCGCGGGCGAGCTCAATCGTGCTCATCCCGTTCACGCCGTCATCCGACATCCCACGCACCGACATCACCGCGTCTTGGGTGTAAACCGTCGAAGAGCCAGACGCCTCGCGGTACGTGTACCGCAGGCGGTTGTTTTCAAGTTGCTCGGTCTTCACCCGGCTCGGGTGCAACGGCACGATCTCGCTGATCGCCCCGCCCGTGTAGACCTTCTCGTCAAGGGCGAACCCGTGCGAGAGCAAGTGCAGCATCATCTGCTCGCGCCACTCGAACGAGGTCTGCCACGAGTTCGGCTGCGTGTGCAAGAGCCGATAGAGCGGATGCTCGCGGGCGATCTCCTTCCCGCCACCCGGAAGCCGGCGGTAGAGATGAAACGGCAGCCCGGCGACGCTGGTCGAAAGCACGCGGATGCACGCGAGCACCACGGTCGAGCGGAGTGCCGTCTCGGCGTCCACCTTCACGCCGCTGGGGTTGCGGTTGCTCGAAGCCCAACTGCCAGACTCATAGTCCCAGTTGCGGGAGTCTTCGCCGGGAAGCCACAGGATGCGAGCGTTTGGGGCGATCATAGGATGAGGATGGAGGGTTCGGCTGCGGGCTTGTTCGTGATCTGCGAAGACTCCCAGCCACCGAGAGCAAAGATCAGAGCCACGATCCCGTCGATGCGGCCCGTCGATTTCTTCTTCACCGGCCGCACGTCCTCAAACGAGTTCGTCTCCACCGTCACATTTGCCGACATCCACGAGAGCACCGGGTTGCCACCGTGGCGGATGCGGTTCTGAAGCACGAGCGATTCGAGCCGCTTCGTGCCCGAACTCATGCCCCGGAAGCCTTGGCTCCATCCTGCCACTTTCAAGCCCGCCCCTTGCAGTTCCACGGCCAACTGCACCGCCCCGGTGAGATCCATGTAGACGTGCTCGATCTGGTGCGTCTTCGCATACTCCAACACGTACTCGCGGATCTTCGAGTGGTCGATCACGTTCCCGTCGGTGGCGGTGATGTACCCCGAG